GAGCTCCACATAACTAGGTCCGTCGAGCTCCCTGATGTAGACACGCGTCTGCATCAGACGGCCACCGAAGAGCTGGTGAAAGAAAAGCTCCATTTATATAATGCTTTCGTCCGCGTGTTTTATGAGGATGGGACGTGTCTTGATGACTATATGGTTTATTCCTATGGCATCAATAAGTTGACACCCCATGCGCGATTGAATGATGAGGGCACCCAGTGGGGTTTGGCACCTCCGTTTCCAGTGACAGAATCACTGCTGTTAAGCATATCGAGTCACAGCTTGAACCGAGAAACGGATAGTGTGGATAAATACCCCAAATTAAAGTCCTTACTTAGATCGAGGCCAACTTCAACGCATTCGGAGTTGCATTTTCGGGATGTGTCTCTCGCCACAGTTGAGAAGGCGATAGCAGACATGCATCTGTCAAACTCACCGTGGGGGGATCTTCGACCCTCGGTGGAGTTAAACTAATTCCCTGCGCCAGTGGGCGCTCCAAGCTTGGATACAGAATGGCTGAAATACCAAGGATAAACATAAACCCCGTGAAGGAAACTCTCAAAATAAAAACCAAGACGCGAGTCGAATTGGACAGAGAGGGCAAGGAAAAACAGGACTTGTCTCATAAACCTACGCGGAAAGTGATGTCTACCACGCTACCTATATACATGCATGGGGCAACGCTGCCCACACCCGACGCGGGTGATTCCCCCTCTTGGCTCGGAGGAGTACTCAAAAGAGCTGGCTGCAAACCTCCAGAGGCGGCCCCGATCAAACGGCAACAACTCCGTTCGTTCGTAAAGTCATGGTGTCACAAGAACTTAACACCACTAGACCCAGCTGGAGATTATTCCGCGGAAACATGGATAGAGCAGACATCATATACTGCCGCCCGCAAGAAGCAACTACAACTTGTCTATAAAAAGTTGTGGTCGCCTAACATACGCATGACCAAGAATGTTAAGGTTGTGTCATCGTTTATCAAGGACGAGACTTATCCCGAGTACAAGTATCCTCGGATGATAAATTCGCGTAGTGACAAGTTTAAGTGTTACTCCGGACCCTTGTTTGAAGCGATATCCCACGAAGTTTTTAGGAACGAGTGGTTCATCAAAATGATACCAGTTTGCCAACGACCGGAAATGATCCTGAAACGCATCATGGCCGAAGGTAAGCGATACTATTCAACCGATTACACGTCATTTGAAGCGCACTTTACCAAGGAAGTAATGCAAACATGTGAGTTTGTTCTATACAACTACATGGTTAAAAATCTCCCCGAGGAACAGAAGCGGCAAATGGAAAATATAAAGAATGTGTTAGTCGGCAAGAATCACTGTGTGTTCAGGCAGCACGGGGTAGCAGAGATGGATGCTACTAGAATGTCTGGGGAAATGAACACTAGCCTAGGTAATGGGTTTGCAAACTTGATGATCACGCTGTTCTTGGCGAAGGGAAAGGGTGCAGGCACGGTCTTGGGCTATGTGGAAGGGGATGACGGATTGTTCACATTTGAAAATGAAGCAAAGGCGCCGCAGGTAGAGGACTACAAAAGATTGGGATTTACGATCAAAATGGAGTCAACAACAAACCTGAATGAAGCGTCTTTTTGTGGTAATGTGTTCGATTGCACTGATTTATTAGTGTTAACTGACCCCTTGAAGGCACTCGCCGGATTTGGATGGACCTCCAAACGATATGCGAATGCGACACCAAAAGTGAAAATGCAGTTGTTGCGATCGAAAGCGCTTAGCATGGCACACCAGTACAATGGGATGCCAGTCTTGAGCAAGTTCGCGCGACGAATTGTACACTTGACACGTTCAGTGACGGTGCGCAAGACCATATATGATGTGATGGACTCCTATAAGAGGAAACAAGCCCTAGAAAGCTTGGGACCCTTGCCAGTAGAGCGAATACCTTCTCATGCCACTAGGGCGTTAGTGGACAAACTTTATGGGATAAGACCAGAAGACCAAATAAAATTGGAAAAACTCTTCGAAGAAAGATTGGAACTGGGGATGAGCTTTGAAATAATAGGCGTAATACCCTCAGATCATCTGTGGTGCGAAGTGTACCGAGAGTACACAGCAGAAGAGCCAAGAAGTTTGGCGGTGAAACTCGAAAGAGACCCAAGAAAGTACATCGACTACCTAGAGACGATATACCCCGGAGCCAGAGAGCTACTTGCTCTCACGTCGTACTGACAAGACCCAACTTGATTCGATTGGGCCCGTGAAGACGGAAAACAGAGGTCCTGCGGGACCTGAGGTGGAGACCTGAGAATACTTCCCGAGTGGTTGTGAATTTAGCGTGAAAAGAGATGGCGAATCCAAATGCCAAACGAGCAAATAGAAAGA